CGTCTACAAAACCAGCGATGTTGATAAGAGCGTCTTCCAAAGAAGTTTCGTTCAAATCAGCAGCAGTTGCTGGCTCGTTGGCGAATGTGCCACCATTTGTCAGCGGGTGTGATGCATCACAAAGAGCAACACCGTCACCACCAGCGAAAGCACCGGCAGTAAATGCGTTGTTCAGGATTGCAGCAGCTTTAACCTGCTTGGTGTGTGCCATTGAACGAGCAAGGGCACGAGTGTACCGAGAAGCCAGACGATCATAAAGATTGTCCTCGACAGCTTCTTCAGTGATTGAGAAAGCCATTGCTACAGTCTCATGGTTGTACCGTGCAGTGTAGGCTTCTTGTGCATCGTCGTATGACACACCTGTACCTTCACCTTTAACCGGTGCAGCCCCGAAACCAGACAGCATCACTTCTTCTTCAAACGCCCGGTCAGAAGACTCGGTGTCGTAGATTTCAGCATGCTGGCCTTCGTAGCGGCCATATTCCATACCAAAGAGAGCGTTTAGACCCGGCTCTAGTTCTTTGGCGAGTTGTGCGCGAGAAATAGCCATTATCTATACTCCCTATGATATCGCAGCTTCAGAATCAGCCTGAAGCAGTGCGTGGTTGTTGATTATCACAATCATAGGAATACCCGCAGCAGCGAAGTCTTCGTTGTCTACATCATCAAGAATGCCCACAATCTTCAAAGGAAGAGAGAGGTTTGATGAGTCTAATGTAGCAACATCCATCTTTGCAGATGAATTTCCTGTGGTTGTACTACCTGATGCACCACCGTCGAGCATTGTGTTCTCGAAGATAGCTGCTTTCGCAGTTGCTTCATCGGTAAATGTTGCGTCAGTCGCAATAATGAAGCGTTGCATTGGGTTATCATACACAAATCCTGTAATCGGGAAACTTGTGTTTGCACTACCTGAACCGGGCCAATGGTTGGAAAAAGTCTTTTTCCCGGTTGAGGCTGACACGAATTCACACCCTTGAAACACGCCAACATATGCCACGGTGTCCCCAGATGCAGAACCAACAACGATTGAACCACCGTTGTCACACTTTACTGGAGTACCCTGATATATTGCTGCCGCAGTTCCACCGATTGGGTATGTGTTTGTACCGCCAGTAGCTGGTGTGCTACCCACAGTATTGATCGGCTTTAAGCCGAAGGCAACATTAGTGTTTGCCATTTCACACTCCTAAAGGTTGTAGGGGGTCAATCTTTACCCCCAAATGATACACGACTTTTCCTATCGTTATGGATAGGCATTGAGGGATGTTGTTCCCTCATCAGGCTTTGGTCAACGGCATCCATTTGTGTACGGGTCTGCTCCCGGAAATATTCAGTTCGTTCTTCTACCGTCTCCTCTGGGATACGAGCAAGCATTAGTCCGCCTACACCGATTACCCCGGCATGCCGACCTTCATCAATAGTAGGGTATAACCCTTCCATCTCTGGATATTGATCTGCACGCACTGGCTCCCAGCCTTCTCGAACCTTGGCATTCACATTTATCTTGTCATCCTCACCTCGAATAGAAGTGCGAATCCATCGATGCTTGTAGCCTGCCGGCGGTTCTGGAGCCTCCAACTTTGATGGAGGTGCCCAAGGCTTACGCCTCTGGGTCTTTGCGCGAGTTTCTGCTTCGCGTGGCACTCTTTTTGAATCAGTCATTTTTTAATCCTTTACATACTTTGCATATTCTTCAAGCGGAACATTCAACCGTTTCGCAATTGCAATTTGCGAAGGAGTCAATCTGACTGTTCTGCGCCCCTTTGACGACGACTTTGAAGCCGTGGACTCAGCAGAAGCGACTCTGGGCCCCGTATCTCGCTTAGAGCTTTTAAACTTGTGAGGAAACTCTGTGCGAATTCTACGATCTAGTTCAGTATAGTACTCATTTGTTGCGGGGTCAAACCCCTCATCTTCAATAAGCTGCCGGTGAATACCAAAAGCAGCGTATGTCATGGTCTGATCTTCTCCAAACCATGAATTTTTTCCAGCCCATTCTTCAGCTTTTGGGTCTGGTTGAGGTGGACGTTGTTGAGCGACCTGTGGAGATGGTGCTACAGGAGCCTGCTCTGCGGCTCTGGTTTCAGCTACTTCTCCACGTTCTTTTATAGAGTCATACTTAGCCTGCTCTAAAGCAAGACGACTAATGTTTTGCTGGGCTTCAAACATAGCGTCTGAGTCCCCATCTTCGTGTGCTCTTTTATAAGCATCTTTAGCAGATATTACTTGAGATTCTAGCCTAGTAGCAAACTCTCCTACATACGTTTGATCCAGCTTACTTAAACGATTTTGTAGTTCGTCATTTTGTTTTTTTACTGATTCCGCATATTCTACAGCGGAGTTTTTCTGCCGCTCTTCTTCGCGGAACTTTCCAGTGAGCTTGCGTATTCTTCGTTGCACAGAGTCAGAATAGTTTTCAAGCTCGTCTTCATCTTCGGAAGAGTCTTTGTCAGAACCCTCGGCCTCTGCTAACTGCTTAACTTCTACTTCTTGCTCTTCGTTTTCTTCAATGACTTCTACTTCTTGCTCTTCTGCAATATCTTCATTTTGTTGTTGCATACTAGACTCCGTATGATTTTATATCGTCTGGATCGACAATAGTTGCAATGACTTCGTCATCGTTGATAATTCGGACCTCACCGCCCTCAATATTAAATCGAGAACCGGCATACCGTCCGATACACACCCAATCACCTTCAGAACACCAAGGATCTCCACCACCGAACTTATCGCCGTCCTTATACGCCAAAGGCCCTACCTTTAACACATAAGCCACAACAGTAGCTCGTGACTCTCGCTCTCTTGCTTGATCGGGTACATAAACCCCACCTTCAGTTTTTTCACGACCCAGATAAGGCATGACAAGTAAACGCCATCCCGTAGGTTGCGGTACTCTTTCTTTTAGGGGTTTTTGTTTTGCGGCCTCTTCAGCCTTCTTTTTTGCCTCGCGTTGCGCGAGAATGTAATCAGGTACTATCAGTGTCTTCGACATAATTAACCTTTTTTAGCAGGGCTTTGAGTTCATCAAGAGAATAAGCGATACCCTGTATCTCGCCAACTCTTGCTTTGTAGTCTTCCCAGTCAGTAACACCACCACTTGTGATGGATTGACTTATGTCATCCATCCTATCAGTCAATCTCTTATTGTATTGACTGATAAAACTATAAACGTCCATACAGGCCCCTTATTTTTTCTTTACAGCGCCACCGCGCATACGACGCATAGCCATTTTCTTGGCTTTATTCATGCCGCCCATCATTTTTTTAGCTACTACCTTGCCGCCAGTGTTACGACGCATAACTTTCTTTTTAGCTCCAGCCATTTTCTCTTTTCCTTCTTCGGGTTAAGATTAAACTTATGTAATCTTCTTTTGTGTAGTTTTCGTAGTATCCCATTTTTTCTAGCTTTTTACTAGCATCATCTAACTCTGACAACCTTTGTATAAATACCATTGTAAAATCTGTTTGAAAAGCTAATAACCATAAATCTATCTTATTAGCAGCAAACCATTCATTCATCACCACACATGCAGCTTCAACTTGATCATACGGCTGCTCTGCATTTTCCTCAACACAAATTACGACTGAGTGTTTGGAGGTAAGTTTTTTACACTGCGCTACTACAGTCTTCCACAGATCTTCCTGATCCAGACACTCAACAACTTTTAACTTATCGTCCTGTAGTGCCTTCTTTGCGAAAGGACAAGGAGCAAACCCAGCTTGTGCGTCAACCACACTTAAATCAGTGTGTACCCAATTCTCTATGAGTTTTATCATATTATTTTAGACTAGCTTTCAACTTTTAAAAAGGATAATAGTCACTAAATTTAAACTCAGGGAAGTTAAAAAGAGGTGTAGAATTAATTGTAGACCCTTTAATCTGCCCACTCGATCTTCTTGCCGGATCTCTAATACCTAAAAACTCAAAAGCTTTGTCCACAAGGTCTGGGTCAGGGGTGCTTCGGTACAGGTTGTTGCCTGTGTTTGTAAGATTTGTGTAATCTACAAGCCCTACGTTTTGTGCTTGTGCTTTGCGATCACTGGTGTCCGTAAGGTATGATGGAGCGTCCATCGTATAATTATAACCGTCAGTGCTAGTAGAAGACGGATAAGCTAATTGCCCTGTTTCCCTTGCGTACTGCTCAGTAGGAGTACGGAGTTCAGTTTCGGGAGCAAAACTATTCATTAAAGGACTAGGAGACACAACTTGTTGTTCAGCCGCTCCTTTTAATTCAATAGGCCCATTTTTTCCTGCTATAAAAGATCGCCCATCAACTTCAAAAACTGATCCTAGCGCAGGTGCTGTTTTTTCTCCAGTCAGCGGGTGCTGACTAAACCTGTTCTCAAAACCTTTTAGATCCGCTGGAGCAGTGCCTATCGAAGTAGGTTCTGGGGCTGGAACCACAGGAGCAAAAGCACCAACGAGAGCATCTTTGGCTTGAGTAGGATTTAACCCGCCAAGAAACTGGCCTAGAATACCACCACCCGGATTTGGATTATTTGGATCGAACCTTTCAAAACCAGTCACACCGGGCAAGCCGTACTCTTTAGTACCCAACTGAGCCAAGGCCATACCAACGGGTCCACCAAAAAGACCCATTGCTCCACGAGCAAGCATTTCACCCGTGCCTTGCTTTCGAGCCTGCTCCATTACAGGACCGTATGCGGTCTGATAATTTGCTTTTTGTACCCCCGAGCGAAGCTGACCCATAG